GGACATCATCGACGAGGAAGACATCGGGATGACCACGGTAGACCTCACCGCATCCGAGGTGGGAGCCAAGGTCATCTTGACCGACAAGCTCGTTCGACAAGCCGCAGACAACGTGTTCTCGATAATCGGCAGGCAACTCGGGGATGGCATGGCCCGCAAGAAGGACGAGGACGTTATCGCCCTTTGGCCTAACCTCAATAGCGGAGTGATCCTCAGTGATGACAACGTAGTTTGGACAGCGGCTATCGTTCACAACGCTATCGCGTATGCCAAAGAGAAGAAATTCGGCAATCAGCTTTATATCGTCCATCACCCCAACGCTGTAGCGAAACTGTCGCAGACTGCCGCCACTGTCGCCGCAAGCGCAGAGTTGACTGGCGGGTGGAGCGTTGACCTCTTGCAGAACTTCTACTCGAATCTTCGTCCGATCAACGGCGTGTCGATCTTTGAAGATGGGAACATCGGCAAGATTGGGACCACCGACTCTGGGTATGGCGTTATCGCCGATAAGACGGCGATGGCCTCACTGACGAGCGTGGAGACACGCACCGAGCGCCAGCGCGACGCATCCCTCCGTGCAACTGAGGTCGTGATGACTGCGGACTACGGAGTGTTCGAGCTTGATGATACCCGCGGCGCAGCATTCAGGGCAGAGATCGCAACCCTCATAGCGACATCCACGTAGAAGGTGACATGTGGCAGGAATAACCGAGAGGAATAGGCAGCGCAACGAACTGGTGGGCGCCGGGTACTCACTGAGGTACATCGACGAGTGGCGGTCTAAGACCACGCTCTACAGGCACAAGCCAGCGTATAGCGTATCTGGAAATATAGATTCCGATGTCGGGACCACGGTGACAGGTGTCCCAGGCAACCCCGACTACATAATGAGGAAGTCGAAGATTGGTTTATTCACCTGGCCTCCTAGCGATACCTGTGAATGCCAATGGTGCAAGGAGCGAGCGGCGGTAGGGACACCTGCCGCCCCCGCTTCCAAGGAAGAACCGGAGCTTGTAGGAAAAGGGACGAGGCAGATGGGGCCTCACTTCAAAGCCAGCTAGGTGTAAAGATTGACCGTGCCTAGCAGCAGATCAGTAACGGTTGATCGCAGGGCTTAACCCTGTAAAGAAAGGAGACATCATGTCTTTCGGAGCGGTCCAGAGCGGGCGGTATGGTTTTGAGAAGCAGACTACTTCAGCCAAGAAGCAGGTCTACGGAGCCACGATGGCACTGCCTGACGGAAGAGTCTTCCGTTACGTCGAGAATGGCGCGGTCGCTATCGGAGAGGGCTTGCTGGTAGCGAGCGAAGCGCCAACAGGTCACCACGACGAAGACTTGGTGGTTGCAACAAGTGCCACCGTAGGTGGCTTCACTATCGGTATCACACTTGAAGGGACGGCAGCAGCCAAGAATCTCTATGCAGAAGGATATCTATTCTTTAATGAAGACGATACAACTCCGCATGAGATGTACAAAATCAAGGGACATCCTGCTATAGATGCCAGCGGTTCTGGAACAATCACAATTGATGAGCCAGACGGGTTCCAGACTGCTGTCACAGCAGGCACAGACCTTGCAGGTCTTATCAAGAGTCCTTACAAGGATATCGTTGTCGCTCCTGCTGCTATTTTAGGCAGGTTTATAGGCGTTACCTGTGCCGACCTTGAAGCCAATTACTTTGGCTGGGTACAGGTATCAGGTCTGGCTGCTGTTAAATGTGATGGAACGTCGGCTCTTGGAGTTTTGCTTGGTGCAAGTTCAAACCATGCAGGACAGTTTCTTGCGGTTGGTGCAGACACCACTCCTGCTCTTGCCAGAGTACATGGCAAGGCACAGGTAGATAACGAGTTCCATACCGTGTTCTTGATGAACCTCCTCTAGACCCGGAGTGGACATGCAGGATTTATGGCTACCCGAGGGGGGCAGGTACATCCGTACCACCCCCCTTGGGCGGAATAAGGAAACAGGCGGAACTATCTCTCCAAGCAGATGGAGGTGCATTACACCGATACGTTCGGTGTAAAGCATAAGCAGAAGATAGTCGTGATGGCTGATGAGTCCACCAGCGATGCCGAGATC